CACTGTCGATTCCTGCTCAAACAGACTGGGGTTTTGCTGATTCCTACGGTAAGATGTTGTCTTCTTCATATCTTATAATTTTTACACAAAGATACGAATTATTTCTCTGATATGCAAATGTTTAATTTATAGAAGTTCCCTCAATATGTTTCTCAAAATGACAATGACATACACGAAAAGCGTGAAGCCATTGCCTCTCGCGTCGTGGTTCACCACAAACCATGTCTCATAAGGCAGGCTCCACGCTGTATGCGCAGACCTGCCTAATATGAGACAATGCCTTCTTCTTTTTCGAGGTGGTGATTTCGACGCGAATTAGGCTATGTCTCTTCAGGATATGGAATCCCGAAGCACTGCAAAATTAAGCATTTTTAGTGAGAATGCCAAATTCAGGATGCAATGCACTATTATAAGATATGAGTACGCTTAATAATCTTGCAATCACTACCACCAACAGACTGATGACCACGGCCATCGGTCGGGCCTTTGATACCCTTCAAAGTATCATTGCCAATGGTGGCCGCGACAGCAATTGCAAGTTCTACCATAACAATGGTGCCGGAGGCTCTGTGCTTCAGGTCGTGGCCAAAAGTGTTGTTGGCGGCGCAGTGTCTGACATCAAGGATGTAGCTGTAAATCATTTCAATTCCTGGCTTAACGGCAAAGATGAGCCGAAGCAAATTGGAACAGCGTGGGTTGAAGCCGGTGTCAAAAGGAAAGAAGCGGAAGAAAAAGTCTACGGCAAGATGCTTGTCAATGATGGTAAAGAAACCGTCTATGCACTGGATGATTGGGGATGTATTTGCCCTGATTCCCTTATGCTTGGCATAAAAGTGGACAAGCCGGTGAAAATTACCCAGAGTTTTCCCAATTATAGGGCCGGAGCATCAGCTGATGGAACTGGTAACGGCAATAGCACTGATGTCACAGGGCAATCTAATAGTTCTAATTCGGTACTTAACAACATACCGAGTTCTGACACATTGGTTTGGTACGATACCACAGCACTTGTGACCATCAATTCCGACAAAAACATCATAGCCACCAGAGTGACAGGCAGAGATTATAGCCGAAAGGAACTTGTGTCCAACGGCGACATCAAGTTCTCTGTTTCTGGTCAAATCACCAGCGGCAGACCTGATGTATATCCGGCTGAAGAGGTGAAGAAATTCATCAGAGTAATGCAATATAAGGGTATCGTGAAAATCAATAATCAGATGCTCGATCAATTCGGCATATCCCATATTGTCATCACGGATTTCAGCTTGTCTCCGCGAGAGGGCTATAAGGCAATGCAATCATATTCCTTTTCTGCTATCGGATTGCAGCCCGAAAAAGAACTTGAAATCGCAGAAGACACCATCACCATCATTCCACAGGCGGCTATGGTTGATACTACTGATGACAATGCTTGGTTAAGCATGTTGAAGAATCAGCTTGACGGTCTGAAATCTATGGCCGGAGACCTCTTCAGTCAGGGTATGGGAATAGCAACCGGTATGTTGGACGGATTATTGTAATTTATGGCAACAGACTTAACAACACTACTCTCACAACGTCCAGACCCGAATATTCAACAGGTCGAATACACTCTTACCCCTGATTATTACAAACATCAGGCGCAAGAGGATAAACTTGCCATATTGGTATGTCAAATCAAAATTTGGGAGGCCAAAGACCAAAAATGGTTTGACATACCGGCGGCCGACAAGTGTCTGACGATCCGGGAATGTGAGAGTATTGAAATCAACAACTCATGCAAGGAGTTGATAAACAAAGCCGTTGTCAGATTCCCAAGAGGTACGGTCATAAGCCAATCATCAATTCCCGATAAAGAGGTCAAGACTGGCGATGATGCTGACGACAGTCAGGGTACCGGCACATTGAAAGAAGCCAATAACAGCGGAGAGGTAGTAACAACTCCGACAGCCCAATATAGCGAAGATGGCGTTTCAACCACATCAATGGCCATCAGTTACGATGACAAGGGTCTGATTGACTTTAACCGTACAAAGAAAGAACCGGCTCTTCTTAGCCCCAATGATGTGGCTATCGGAAATAGAATTGAAATAAGGCTTGGCTATGCCTATTCAGAGGCAGAGTTTAATAAACTTAATTCAGCGGACAGCGCCCCGGAACTGGTTGTAGCCTTCACCGGCTTTATTACCTCAATCTCGGTCAATACACCTTTGGAGATAGAATGTACCAACATGGGGCATATTCTCGCTTCTATCAGCACTCCCGACATTCCGGCACAAGATGCTCTGAAAGTCAAGGATTTTCTGGACGATAACGGCAAATATCATCTGCTGAAAGATACCGGCATACCATTGTCCGAAGCAAGCAAAGGCTGTGATATATCTGTGAGTGGAGCTGCCATCAGCAACAACCTTACAGTGGCCGATGTCTTGACCGAATGGGCCAAGAGTGGTGTGTTATGTATGCTTGAAACTGATTCGCAGGGCAAAGTGCAACTTCATGTTGGACTGACCTACGCAGCCGGTAAGGGAGGTAACAATCTGCCCAATAATGATAAACGATACATCACATACAATGGAGGCAACAATACAGTCCTGCTGATTCAGTTTGATTGGGATGTGGCACAAGACAAACTCAGCCTGAAAAATAATGACAAAAAGTATCTGGCTGTTGAGGCCCACGGCTTTTATACAGACGTGGAGCATAGCAAGAAGGTCACTAAGTTTATTAAGCTGACGCTCAGAAAGAATCCCGATGACGATGATGAAGGATGGGTGAGCGATGAAAGCGGCCAGTTTCAGGTTGTGAATTTCCGAGAAATCAAAGGAAAGAAGACCACAAAACATAAAGATGGTACCGTCAGCTCAAAAAGGGTAAAGGGCCATCTTACTGACCGTGTAGACCTTGACAAATACAATGTTGTCAAATACTATTCTCCTACTCCCAATGTCACTAAAGAACAGCTGATTGAGGAAGCAAAGCAGTATTGGGCAAACTATAACCCCAATGGCATATCCGGGTCAATAGAGATTTTCGGTGATTTATTTGTGAATCCTGCCAACATTGTCGGATTGGTAGATATACGCCAGCCGGAAAAGAATGGGTACTATTTTGTGGAATGTGTCAACACAACATTCGGTGTAAACGGATATAGGCGAGAGCTGAAGCTCCCGCATAAGATTGCATCGTTCTCAAAGCCGGTTCAAATAATCAGATAAAACTATGTCACTAACAGGAGAAATAAATAAAGTATCGGGCGATTTTCGTAGAGCCGTTGGACAAATGGCCCGACAGGGAATTGTCGGATTGGACGGCTCCCCTCGCGGTACAAAGAAAATTATCGGCTATGTATGCGCTATCAATGAAGATGGTGAACTGGCCGGCACTGTGGATGTACAGGAGTTCAACTATGAGCCGGATGAATATTCCACTCCGGGCGTGGGCCACCACAAAGGCGTGTTTTTATCAGCTATTCAGGATAATCAGAAAGGTTATCTCATCGTGCCGATGCTTTATTCCGAGGTTGTGATTGTGCAGAACCCTACAGACGGCCATGAATATGTGTTGATGTACAGTCACGCACAAAAAATCAAAATGTTAACCAACTCTCTTAAAGGCGATGACGATGGTCTTGTAGAGATTGGAGTTACAGAGGTAGAAAAATTTGTGGAAACCGATGATGGTCTTGACAAAGATTTTGATGAGCTGGAGCCGACTAAGAATCAGACCAATACTCAATATACATCAACATCTATCACTGACCAGATCACATCACCTGATGACACAGAAGGGTTCAAACAGGAGAAGACTGTCGAACACAAAATCATAACTGTCGGCAATACTAAGATTACCATAGATGGTGAGAACGTCAGCATTGAAACCTCGGGGAAAGTATCTTTCAAAGTGGGCAGTTCAACCATCACAGAAGAAGATGGTAAGGTCAAGATAGAAACCCAGAACTGCGAAGTCAAAGGGAATGACATCAAGGTCGATGGCTCGACTGTCACCATCACCGGCGGCACTCTCAAAACACAGGGGGCCAGCAACACAGATTTGAATGGTCCATTCAATGCAATCAAGGCTTGCCCATTCAGCGGTGCGCCTCATTGCGGTTCACAAGTCAGCGGAACATAAGTTATGAGTAAGTCTGTTTTTGCCCAAACTATAATCTCAAAACTTAAAGCGGCCATTGGTGTTGACGGAGGTGGCTATTCAACCGGCACCGCATCGTCAGCAATGGCAGCTGTGGCCGACGGTATAACCGAATATCTCAAAGCCAATACTACTATTACGATAACTTATGCCGGTATTATTCCCGGAACACCACCCACTTCCGATCCGACAACAATTGACACTTTTAAGATTGTCGGCTCATGTGCCCCGACAGGGCCATCTAACAGTTTCGATGCCTGGATTAAACAGATTGAAGCGAACATCATAGCGGGATTCTCATTGGCACCGAAAGGAACAGCCGGGGTTGTTTTTGCACAAAAACCATTCCTTTCACCCGGTATCACCACAGTTCAATCATTGCTAAAAGCCAATCACGATGTCTCTGATGAGAATCCGCAACAGAAGATATGGGAGATTGTTTGCGGAGGTATAATGGATTGGATTAACGGCCCGGCAATAAACCCCACACCAGGCTCGGCAACACATACACCTCCCGGATCATCCGGCCCAGCCAATATTACTAAAATCCTTATAACCTGAATCAAATGACGGCGCAACTATTATAAAGTAAACGCTATCATAGATATGGTTCGTGATTTAACCTTGGATATAAAAGAGAGGGATTTGCTATTCCAAGACAAATCCAATCCCAATATGCCCGTATTTGATGCAATATGGGGCAACTTGTTTGATGAAGATAAGGCAATTGAAGTGCTTATCTGCAATATCATTATACCTCAAGGATATTGGCGAACCATTGAATATACGGATGATGAATATATCTGCCGATTTACATCTCCATATATTCCCGACACCAGGAATTTTAGGGTCAGGCTGGTAGCGATTCAAGATGGCCGTTACAGCCTGTTTGCCAATATCCGTGGCGATTTCGGAATCCCGGTCAATAGTTTTGCCATCAGTAAGAATATGGCTGCTCCCATTTCGGCCAGTATGCTGCCTTACATAGACATAGATGGGCAGTTTGTAATCAAATTGGTGAGAAATCCTAATTCGGAACTTTTGGATAGAGCATATATTTACTCTTCCAAAATAACTGATGTGGGTATTGATTTCAGCGATGATCAGGCTTCACAATTGCTTTCAATATGCGCCCCAGGTAAAAGCTATCGCTATCCTACCACCGGCGTAGGCATTATCAAATACCTCAACGCTGTTATCGACCATACCGATTTACACGATGTATTGGAGACACAGTTCAGCGGCGACAACAAAACGATTTTGAGCGCAGACTTCGATAGTGAGACCTGCAATCTCGATGTGTTATGCAATCCTGAAAAGGCTGTTGATGATGAGAATCTGGAGAAAGTAGAGAATCTTAATTTTGGATTCTTTGAAGCGTTTACTGATGATTATGTTCGCCGCAATATTGTACTTAATGAACTGTCGGACACTGATTTTATCTCATCGCTCAATCGCTATGAAAATGTGCTGAACATACTGTTGTTTGAGGATAGTTCTACCACAACATCCAGAATCACCAATCAAGTAGTTCCCGGCAAATTTGATTGTGAGGGGAATATAATTGAGGACAATGAACATCTGATTGTATCAGCAACACTTGATTCCGGAACAATCGTGATGTTTGATGATGAGACTGAGGATAGTTACAGTGACGCTCCAGTTTTCATCATCAATGATTATGATGAGACAAGGCTGTATACGGCATTGATAGAGCAACCATACTGGATTGCCGAAACCTGTCATAAATGCTTCATACTCAATAAGCGCTCAACTGTAAAATATCTTATCAGCAAAGAGCAGTTTAATGCGGGCAAGGGGCTGTTTGTCGTTGAACAATCCAGCAACAATCTCAAAAATATGATGGCTTTGGTACAAGATTCAAATACTGGCCGTCTGCTGGGCATTGTCTCCAGCTCCACTAACCTCAGTGATGTCATTCTGGATGAGATAACTCAGCACATATACGCCATACAATTGAAATAACAGTAAGATGAACAACAATATCATAACAATCGGCACCGCCTTAAAATGGCGTGGTATCTTCGACAAGGAGAAAGTATATTATCAAGACAATATGGTTCTTGAGGCAGGCTGTATTTTCAGGTGCAAAGTGCTTCAAACTGTGAATCAGCCACCAGTCAAAATGACTGATGGGGATGGGCATTTTGAACTTATAAATCAGAATGTCTGGGATGTTATCCTCGATATGTCAGTTCATTACAATAAGATTGCCGACATTGAGCACTATGCCGGGGAGACAATGGAGAAGGCAATCCTGTTACAGGATGCTCTTGACAACGTGGCTAAATTCGCTAAAGTCCCCATCATGCTGAAAGATGAAAGCGAAATGGAAGATTTAATCGCCGATGATCAAGTGCTTCCTAATCAATTCTATTATACCGTAGAAAACTGATAATCTGATATGCTTTGGATTGAAGGAAAAGAAGTCGGCCAGCTCTGGATTGGTGGTAAGCCGGTTCAGGCCCTCTATGTCGGCGCAAAGCTGATATGGGAGGCCATTAACAGCTGCTTCGGAAGTGGCTTCTGGAATAAAGACAAGTCCTGGAACAGGTCTGACGCATGGAGAATAAACTAACATATCAATATGGCAAAACGAAAAATCATTAACGATGACATCTCTTCGGTAAAAGTGCCATGGGATGATGGAACCTCTGCCTATAGCGGTGAAGCTATAGAGAGGTTTATCAAAAGCCAGTTGTCATCTAAGGTCGGTTATCCGGTTATCCCGGAAACCAAAGATGCAGATGGCTATTATCACCTTTGGGGGTTTGCCGACAGAGAATCCTATCTGGAGTACATGGCAGACCCGGAGACCAATGCCGCTTTGCGGTTGTCGAATATTGCAATTCCTCTCCTTACAGAAGAGGAAGGGGTTCGCAATATCGTGACCCTTACAAGGGTCTCTGAAGGTGAGATTGTGACCAGCAAACCTGTAGCCAGCATAACCGTGTCTTATCGCTGGCAGCAGTACAATCCTATCACTCAGGAAACCACTGATCAGGACGAGGACGCAACCATTATCGTGTCTTGCCGCACCCTCAACGCAAATGGCCATTGGGGTGCATGGGACTCTTCCAAAGAATTTGCTGTCAACATTCAGTCTGGCCAGACCAAAGAAATCAATCTTAGCAAACTCCTAACCTCTGATGCGACTTATCAGATTCGTCTGTCGGCTACAGGTGAATCGAGTGGTGCCACCGCCAGCCCGGTAACGATGTCTGTGATATATTCCAATGTGGCATCCGACTATGATGGCACGATTGCGACAGTGTACAGGGGCAATTCCTTCCAGCTCCCATTCCGTGTGTCGGGCAATGTCCAGAAACAGCTCCGAATCAAAATCAATGGCTATACCAAGAATTTCACACTCGGAACTACGACATATACCGACAACACCTATGGGGCCACTCTGACACAGGCAGAGTTCAATCTGTTGCGCGGGGCCGTTAAAGCGGAGGCGTGGATTGCTTTCGGTGAAGACTATGCGGCAGAAACAGAGCATCAGGAGTTCCAGTTTATATATATTCCTGAAGGCGATACGTCTACAACGCCGATTCTTGCCGTCACAGACATACAGGAAGAGTTTCAGAACTGGACGCGAGCCACAATCTTCCGTTATGCAATCTACAACCCCGTGCAGGATGAAACGCCCATCAGTCTTACACTCCTTGACCGTGACACCGGCCAAGTCTATATCAAGAAGAATATCGTCTGCGTCAATGGCGAAAGCTATGAATTTGACGAGAACTTCCAGATGGAGTGTGAAGGTGATGAACAGCCCAAAATAATCAACGCGCAGGCTGTATTTGCAAATGCTGTCGGTGTTACTTTTGGCAATAATATCAACTTTACTGTTGATAATTCCGAGAATTTTGCCCCTACCAAAGGTGCAAATGTGATTGTATCAGCTGAAAAACGTTCTATCTCTATTGACGGAACAGAGTATCAGTTGGAAGACCTGCTTCAGGATGCCAATGACACCAATACCGGGTGGTTCAGTAATCTTGAAACAGACACAACTGGCGCTCAGGTTAATGTGCCGGTACTCAGTATCGGTGCCGGCAACAGATTTGTCTTACCCTACGAATTGTTTGACAGCAATACGGGCCAGAACGAGAATGGTGTGGAGGGTTCAATCACTATCGAGTTCGACATCAAGAGCAAAAATATCGTCGGTGATGCGCCGATTATTGACGCTTCCGCACCCTTCAGCAGTGCCTATACTGGTTTGCGGTTCTATCCGACCCGCGCAGTCTGCCTGAGCCGCAACAACTATACTGAAGACATAAGTGATGTGCATTTTCAGGAAGAGGTTCGTGAACACATCGCCATCAATATTATCCGCAACCTTCGTGGCGAGGGGATGAACCTTGTGCGCATCTACGTCAATGGTAAATCCAATCGCTCCTTCATCTATACTGATGAAGACAGATTCGTGCCTATCGGGGCTGACGGAGCCAAATCTATCACAATAGGCTCTGATGAGGCTGATATTGACATCTATGGCATCCGTATCTACAAAGGCCAACAGTTAGGCTCCACTCAGATTCAGAATGACTATATGGCCGGTATGCCTACCATTGAAGACAAGAAGGCTTTCAAAAGATTCAATTCTATCTTCAATGGTTCTGAAATAAGCTATGATCAGTGCAACGCGATGGGCCTCAACACCATTCTGCGAAAGATTCCTGAAGGAGGTCATTACCCTTCACGAGAGAATCAAAGCAAGCAGAAAAATGTGGATATTGAAGTCCGTATCTACAAAGAGCGCGGTAACGCCGAGAGCCTTGATACAAAACATTCCGGCACATTTGTCGGCATGACAGACAAAGGTCAGGGCACATCGGCCAAGGGCTATTACTGGTGGAATATTTCTGATGGCTTTGAAGACGATGTGGAAATCTCTGCCGAAGAATATAATGCTAATGATCCAACTCACTACACTGAGGATGGAAAATTCTTCAAGAAGGTATCATACTTCAATTCACTTGATGGTACCAGTCAGGTATATGCCAGCAAGTATGAACTGGAGGATGGTCGAGGCGGTATCACCAAACTCGTAGGTAAGTGTAACTACGCTTCGCCTATGCAAAGCCATAAGCTCGGTGCTATATGGGCCTATGATGAACTGTGGCAGATTCTCGTCAACAACGGTAGTGACGGACGCCCCGTTCTTAACAATACACATTCATGCTGCTACGAGAAGCCTTTTATGTGCTTCTATCAGATAGGCAACGGCAATCCCGTATTCTGTGGCTTCCAGACCTGGGGTAGCGGCAAGGGTGACAAGAAAACCTTTGGTTACGACAAGAAGAAGAGTCCCGATTACCTCTGTATTTCAGGTGCTGACAACGGCGCAATCGCTGCCCTTTATCAGATGCCCTGGATTGTCAGCAAAAATGAACAGGGCGCATGGGAAGGTAATATCTATCCTAAGAGCGTAACTATCAATACCGGCGACATCAAAAACGGCTACTGCTACAAGAGTGGAAGCACCAATACGTTGTCGTTTGAGGTTGAAATCGGCTCCAAATATGATGGCGGTGAAACCGACAAAGGCGTTACTCGTATCGAGGATGAAGCAAAAGGCGGCACGGAGAACACTCTATACACGACTTTTGCCGAGTTTGCGAATTTCATATTTGGATGTTCTCCGCTTCTAAAACCTTATGCCGGCACTGAAGCACAGCTTATAGCCGACAGTGAGAATCTTGTTCGTGACCACCAGTATTGGCTTTTCAATACCGACGCAGACCGCTTTAATGTCTACTACTTTAATCCGGCCACATCTAAGTTCGAGAAAATCACACAAGTGCCTACAGCATGGGGTGAGGATAATCGAGCTTCTGCTTACGGCAGCCCCAAACTGACTGAGCAGCTTGCCGGTGTGGTCATCAGCATCAATACTGTCACAGGAAAAAGAGATGTTACGCTGGAAGAAGCGATGGATATTCTCGGAACTTCCGATATGAACGCACTTAATGAGTGCTTCAGTAAAGCTCGTGTAGCTTTATTCAAAGTCCATGCCAGTGTATATCTTGACATTCCTGATATAGTATTCCATCAGACGTTTCTGAAACTGAAAGCCGGCACCGACAACCGTACCAAGAACGTCTATCCCTGGATTGATCCGGCAATAGACAAGCTGGTCCGTTGGAAACAGGATGACCTTGATACCATCTTGAAAACAGATAACCAGGGCCGTCAGACCAAGCCATACCATGCTCTTGAACACACCAAAGATGCAAATGGGTCGAACTACTGGAACGGTGAGAACAATGTGCTGTTCACTCTGATAGAACGTGCCTTCCCCGACCGTATGCGCAATATGATGCGTGACATCTTTACCCAGATGGCCCAGATATGCGGCAGCGTCGAAAACTACATGCAGCAGCGTTACTATTGGGTTCAGGAATACTTCCCCGCAGTCGCTTATAACGAAACCAGCCGTCTGCTCTACGAGGTGGCCCAGGTCAAACTGATGAAGGGGCTGATAGATGTCAGCCAAGACCCCATCACACAGGCTGTAGGTGATCAGCTGGAGTGTGAAAAGCAGTTTATGAACCAGCGTCTCCCGATGCTGATGTCGTGGTGTGAATATGAGACTGGTGGCGATGGTACACTCAGCTTCCGTTCTGTCAACACTACTGACGGTAAATCGCCGACATACGACATCGAATATACTGCATATCAGTATATCTACCCCAAACTGGCTATCGGTGGCACAATGGCTTCACTATATGCCAAGAAAAATGGTGAATGGGTAGATCAGGGCGCAGACCCTTATCTGTGTGCGCCCGGTGAGACAGTGCGCCTTGTTGCAAGCACTGACTCCAACACTCAGTTGACTATGCGTTGGATGCACTATGCCAAGAGTATAGGCAATCTCGGCTCACTGCCTTGTGGTGAAGACGGCAATGTCAATATCACAGGCAGACGATTACGCAAACTTGAATGTTGGTCTCCAATGGATACTCCGATTGAGTTCCACCCCAACGGATTGGTTATCTCGAACTGTCGTAATCTGGAAGAGATTGACTTCACCAATGCTGCATCATTCTCCGGCACATTCTCGGCCGACCTGCCGCGACTTGCCAAACTGCGCCTTCAGGGTTCTGCTTACACAAGCGTAACCCTGCCTAAGACATCGACCTTGAAAGAGGTGGAACTGCCTGAAACAATCAATGCTATCGCAATAGATGGCCAGCCGAATCTGTCCAGTATGATTGTTGAAGGCATGACAAATCTGAGAACACTGCGCATTGTGGGCAAACACAAGATGGAGAAGCAAACACAATCGCTTGTGCAGCTCGCTTTCTCTCAGGCTAAGAACCTCAATCTTGTGCAGATAGAAAATGTCGCATGGACAGGTTTTGTTGTCGATGCTATGATGTGGCTTCATAGCATAAACGCCCAACTGACAGGCTCTATAAGCCTTACAGGAGGTCTGACATTCAACAATAAGATGGCCTTGGCTGAACTGTATGGCGATATTGATGGTGCTGAGAACGCTCTCTTCATCAGCTACTCAAAACGCGCCATCAACAACATTACCATCAAAGGCCCGTCTTACATCTCTAAAACCGGCACATACAAGTACGAACTTGTATGCTCCCCTTCGACTGGCAATGACATTGCCTTGAAGAATGGTAAGCCGTCTGTTGAGTGGTCTATCGAAGACAGCGCCAAGACCTACGGTTCTTTCATTGATTCATCCAGTGGCTTGATGAAAGTGTCAAAACTGGATGAGAGTGGTACTGACATGCGCTATATCACTCAATGCTCCATCACCAAGACCAACGGCTCGACAATGACCGCTGATTATCAGGTCGGTTTCTATCGCCGTACCCCTAAAATCGGTGATTTTGCCTATGCCGACGGTACTTTTGATGACCAGTATCTGAAAGACAAAACGGTTGTCGGCATGGTTTACAAACTGAATGAGATGTGGCAGGGCAACGATGAAGCGGAGCCGACTATCTTCACCGGGTATAACAAACCCTCCGAAGTCTTCAAGTCCACCCGCAGACTGGTCGGATATCAGGTCTGTGTCGATTGTAAGGAGAACGTGCCTTACCACAGTTCTGACAACTTCATCAATACCGGCAGTGTTGTATGGGGCCTTTATCCCAGTACAGACACTAATGGTCACGGTGAAATTCAGGATGAGATTAAGGCCGCTACCGGCATTGCCGACATCTTTGATCTTGCCAGCATCACCAATATTGACACTCAGGGACTAACTGGTGGGGGCAACAATAGCTATGTCCTTGCAACCAATTATTTTGATGTCGATCAAGATGATGGCTTCAAGGATTACAGCACTGGCTCCGGCTGTGTTGCAGATTGGCAAGGCCGTCAAAAGACACAGGCAATCATACGCCACGCCAATCAAATCATCAATGCGTACCTGCTTTCAGACGCAAATGAATCCGTCGGAATCTATTATACAGATGAGGACGGTGTAGAACATCAGTTCGTTGAACTTCCAACAACGGTCGAAGAGTTGGCCAATGCGATGGAAGTGCTTCATAAGGCTAACAACAACCTCACGAAGTATCAGCAATTCCTCTATCCGGCAGCTTATGGATGCTATCTCTATGAGCCAAAGGTAAACGAGGGAGAGACACTTGATCCTCAATATGCTGCAACGAACTGGTATCTGCCGGCGGTAGGCGAGCTGATGCGTATGTATAGCTTCCACGCCAAATCCAGAACAGGGGGTATAGGTGAGACCAACTCAGTTGGTGCAAATACATCCCCGGCCCGGAGTGTGATCGACCAAATGATTCAGGAGGCCCTGGCATCTGAAGAATCCAATGAGATTAAGACCAATGTGTCTCCTTCTCATGTCGAATTTGGCAATTACACAGGTGTGGAACTGGCTGCCATCAACCGATACTTCCACTCTTTAGTGGAGGCTGAAAGACCCATCTACTCGATGATCCAGTGGCGTGCTCTGATTGCGAATAGCGGCAACCCGTTTACCAGCCACAGTTTGAGTTGCCATTGGTCGTCCACGGAGTACAGCTCCATCCACTCGTGGGGCGTGAACTTCCACGATGGGTACGTCTACACCTACCCCTACAAGTACAGCACATACGTTGTGCGTCCCGCTGTAGCATATCAATTTTTTCTTTAATCTTCTTGGCGAGCTGCCTTATGCAGCTCGCCAATACAAAATTGCTTGACCAAAAATATGAATGTGAATGGTAAAAATATGTCATTTGAAGAAGTTTGTGAGCTGTTTGATAGCAGCGCACAAACTTTTCCTGATGACAAAGTAGTGCTAACCGAAGAGGAGGTTGCTCAATCCAAACGCAACAAGCGTGAGGCCCGTAAGAAAACATCGACATTTGCCAATGCTCCGATATATCGAACACTTCACACCTCTATGCGTTTGCTGATAGAAATTGTGCAGATGATACCAAAGAAAAAATGTAAAGTTGACAGACACACTCCTCCAAAACTTTACTGAGATGATTCGATGGACTGCTGCCGCCTATCATCATTCCGAGCCTCTTCTAAAAATCAATGCGCTTGAAGAAGCCATCTCACTGTTGTATGTGGTCAAGATAACAATAAACTGTATGTCTAACCTCGTTGGCGATAAGAAGCACAAGCAGCTGACAACATCGAATGATGGAGTAATGCGCCAACTTGTAGCATGGCGCAGCTCACTAACGAGCCAGGGTCCCGATGATGATGCCCAATAACTGCAACATCGGGAGTGTGCTTAGAGCTTTGTCTGGATATGGGCGGCTTACTCCGTGGCATGGCATGGTCTATTCCCGGAGTTACGAAGCTGCAAAGCCGCATAAAAACAGTTTGAGTAACCATTGGTCGTCCACGGAGAACAACTCCAACAACTCGTGGAACGTGAACTTCAACGATGGGAACGTCAACAACAACAACAAGTACAACACAAACGTTGTGCGTCCCGCTGTAGCACATCCAACAAAGGCTTGGCTTCAACTTAGAGAGACAATTCAATTAGCGTATATAGACTGTTGCAGGGGCAAACGCAGCGGTCGCCAATACCAGGATTATCTTTCAATCGCCAACGAGGATTTAGACTTACTTACGACAGAGTTGATGGAGGGAACTTACAAACCCTCCGCTTCAACTTGTTTCCTTGTCAAATTCCCTAAACTCAGAGAGGTATTCGCTGCCGCATTTCGTGATCGAGTGATTCATCACTGGATGTGTATGCGTCTTGTGCCTCTGTTTGAGAAATTGAACCGTGAAATAGGTGATGTCACCCATAATTGCAGAGTCGGATATGGAACAAAATCTGCTGTGGATAGCGTTTACAACGCCATTAAAAGAATCACCCACAATTATGGTCAAGAAGCCTATGTGTTCCGAGGCGACTTGGTAGGTTTTTTCATGTCACTACCTCAACGCCGTTTATGTGACAAGCTCAAAGCGTTCACACAGTCAGAATATAATGGAGACTTCAAGGAATTGCTGCTGTGGCTACTTGAAATAGTCGTAATGCACAGGCCGGAAAAGAACTGTATGCTTAATTCCAAGCCGGAGGACTGGATTGGTTTGGCGGCCAATAAATCTCTATTCCGAACAGCTAAAGGCCGAGGCGCCCCAATCGGGAATCATACTACCCAGCAGTTTGCAAATTACTACATGGCAGACTTTGACGCTTATATGATGGATTGTATCAAACTGTTAAGGTCTCGTAAAATCAGATGTGACTATCAGAGATTCGTTGATGATTTTCTTCTGATTTGCAACGATAAAAAGGCATTGAAATGGCTTATCAGGATGGCCGAAAACAAAATTAAGGAGTTAGGACTGACCATGCACAAAGATAAACGTTACTGTCAGCCTGCAAGTCGTGGTGTCATGTTTGTCGGCTCATATATCAAGAATCATAGAATATACCTCAGCAATAGGACAATAGGCCGATTCAAAGACAAGGTGAGCCAAATCTACCAGTACCTAAACCAACCATCGGTCAAAGTCACTTCAGCAGATCTTGACCATATTCTCGCCACCCTTAATTCCTATCTCGGATTCTGTGTTGGCAAACGGACTTTCAGACTGAGAAGAAGGATAATGCGGCCATTAAAATATTCACCCGGATTCTGCAAGTATTATTATGTCAACGATGCCATGACCAAAGTGAGCTTAAAAAAGAGATACAAAACTATTATTACATAAAGGACTTCACATGAAGCAGATTTGTAGATTCAACACCAGACCGGCCACCATAGTAGATGGAGGCTATAAGAAGGGCCGATATACCGCTTGGCTCAATCTCAGTGTATCTGAAATTGGAAAGCCCGACATTGATTCAGAAAAATTTGAGAGCATTACAGACAGACTGGTGCTTTCAAATAATTCCGTAGTATCATTTCTGGAGGTTGTTGATGAGCAACATCTGGCCATCGCCTCGAATGACGAACTGATGAGTATCTTGAAATACTTTCAGTCTGAAAACGACATTGAGAGTTGGAAGGCTATCCGACGTAAACAAATCAAAGGCTATGACCAGACTGAAAAGGTCAATCGCTTTTACCTCTCAGGTTTACCCCTATGGCTTGACAAAGCGACACGAGTTGGGCTGGTAAACTCCATTTCAGCAGAAAAAAGGGAAGGGAATGAAGTCACGGATTTGTGGTTTGAAAGCATTATGATTCAATTGCCGGTCGATGATGCTTTGGCTAAATTGGATAAAATTGAACTGTATGCTAAAAACTGCTATAATGTGACTGCCAGCCACATAGCTGAAATAGAACAAATCGACAATCTTGAGGAATTGCAGCAATACGACATCACAGCCGAATACCCGCCATTTCTTGAACTTCAGATAAATCAATAAAACTCAGATATGGATATAACATTAGATACCGATTGGGGTGCAAAAGGTGCACAGCTAACCGGCGCACAAGTTCAGGCTTTCATCAAGCAGCAGCTCCGCGCACTGATTGCCAAAGACACAACACTTCAAACCGATTTAAGCAATATAGACAAACGACTGCAAGTTCAGGAGTCCAACATTGATGCGGTTACTGATGGCTGCATGATTGCTTATCCTCGTAAAAGCGACAACTGGCCGTGTGCCGTACCATATTGGGAATGGCCCGATATTGAGGCATCGGGGGAGGTGGCCGATGGCGTACTTGTCTTAGTTGACGGTCAGATCCCAATTCTTGTTGCCCCCACTGACAGAAGATTGTTTTGGGCGAAATATGAATACGATGTGGACCTTCGGGTAGGCACAGATCATGAGCTGGCCTATACTGACTTTACCGGCCAGACCCGTACAGCTGCTCTTATAGCTCGCAGCTCCGAACTCTTCGGAACAGCCGAGACGATAGCTACTGAATATGCAGCCGCATGGTGCTTCAATTATGATCGCTCATACAAATTTCAAGATGAGCTGACTGATAAAGTGACTACTATCGGTGTAAAGAAAAATCTTTGGTGGCTACCCAGTATAGCCGAACTGGTTATAATCTGGAAACACAAGTATGCCATAAATCAATGCCTGTCTGTAATCAAGGATTCTATGCCCATAACAGACACCTGGTATTGGTCTTCCACCGAGGCGTCATCCACTACAGCTTGGCGCTTACACATGGGCACCGGTACTATTCAGGGAAGCAGAAATAAAATTGTCTTCAAGCATCAAACTCGTGCAGTCACTTCATTCTACGATCCATCCATTTTCAATGGCGAATCTGACCTGGAGAATGAGGAACAGATTGCTGACGATCGCTTCACTCGTATTGGCAATTGCGCGGTATATATCGCTGATGACAACGCCAAACCTGTCGCCATCAAATACCCATTGACGGAAGAGAAAATACAGATGGCACTTATAAACCGTCAATACACAAGCAATCAAATCTCACTGATTCAAAGCAACTATCAGCTCGCACTTTCAGAGGGATTTACTGATGAGGCTAAGAAGCAGTTGTATATCAAGAAGTACAACCAGCTTATGGCACATCAGAATCAGGCTCTTGTGATTTCACAGCAGGCACTGATTAAAAAGGCCGTTCCTTAACAACACATAATGACTGTGTCGTGATTAAGTTTGCGACACAGCCCTCAAACTAACTTTGCAATGAAAAAAGTAATCAACATCATAATCAAACGATGGAAGGCCAAAATGCCGGTGTTCTTCAAATGGATAATGGGCATCGGCACCAGTGTGGCCGCTATCGCATTAGCCATTCAGATGGCACTTGATTCCGGCGGGGCCACAATCCCAGAATGGTGGGAAAAAATATATCCATACCTTATTGGAATCGGTGCCGGCATGACCGCCAGCGCAAAATTCACGCAACAGCATTAACCTGACCTTTATGCCCAAGTATACAGTTCGTAGTGGACAAAACATATATGATGTCGCCCTGACACTTCATGGCAGTGTCGAGGGCATCTTTGATTTGCTCGCAAGCAATGACGAGCTGACGATGGATACCGTTCTGACTTCAGGAATGGAATTGAACTACCATGATGAGTTTATGGTCAACAAAAACATATCTTTGTGGTTAAAGGAAAATGGTATTGTCGTTAAGAATGGAGAGCATATTTACAATCATCTCGATATAGAAGATTTTGTAAAACAGCATATTCAAAGCAATCATCAAGAGCAATATGATGCTGTCAGCTCCATGTCTCCTGATGAACAAAATATGTTCTGGTCAGTATTATGTATGCCGAGAATGGTCATACACCAGCAAGGACAGCTTTCGACAATAAGGATGTCCCTCAAACCGGGCCGACATCTTATAATTGACTGGGGTGACTATTCAGCACCTCAGACTGTCGAGGACACAGAGGAACAGGAAATCGAACATTGCTATAAAGGGTTGGGAATCCATATCATCACCTTTTATGGAGACTTTGATTTCAGTTATCTCAACCTGAAAGAAGTCAATGGCGTGTATTACCCTCTCAGCACTATTTCTGCGGATAATTTTGAAACTGAGTTGGAAATTGCTGATTTGAACAAACTGATTATAACACAATGAGAAGCGTTAGTCAAATATATTCAGAGGCTGTTTCGGTCAGAAACAATTACCTCCAGTTCACGGAATTGAATACCGGCAGAAGTAACAGTAAACTCAGTATGATAAATCTGCTGACTTACGTTGTCGCCGTCTGCATACATACCTACGAAGCCGTCTTAGATTTGTTTCAGGTGAAAATAGCCAATGCCCTTAATGGCCGTATCAATGGCACTCCTGATTGGTATGCGCTGATGGCTAAAAAATTCCAGTACAACTCTGTTACTGCAACAGGTGATGAGCTGGTGTTTAACGAAAACACCTTGAAAATTGAATACTCAAAACCTGATGTCTCCAGACGTATCATTGAAAAGGTAGCGTGGGAGCGTGATGAAAATGACGGATCTCTTACCTTGAAGGTTTGCAAGGCCAATACCAACAGTGAAGAAATAGATAACGGTGTGCCATATATGCCACTTGGAGACTATGAGCTTATCGCCTTCAAAATGTATATGCAGCAGATTCGATTCGTCGGGGCTGACATATATTGTGAGAGTTGTCCCGGAGACATTCTGACAATCGTGGCAGATAAGAACAATCCAATATTCTTCAATGACAGTTATATAACAGCAGCACAGGCAATATCATCAATCAAACAGGGTATGATAGATTTTGCCAATGCGATGGAATATGACGGCTATCTTTATTATCAGGCTATTCTTGATGTAATCCGCAAGACAGAGCATATAACTGATGTCGGCTCCAATATAAAAATCTACATCAGTCAATACAACACCGTTGACCGGGCCTATGATGAGCCTGTTAGACTCAATGGCCGTACAAAGCTAAAAAGCGGATATATCCGATTGTTGGATGTCAATTCAGTCAACGTGATAAACAGTGACAATCTAACACTCATTCCGGCCTCTCAGATGGATGAATATAATAATTCAATGTCTCCTGACGGATGTGGCTGTGATTGCGGTTGTGAGCATTGCCAATAGTCATACGCAACAATGATCAATATAGATTTTGTCAACATAAACAATGCAAAACTGATTGGACGCCTCTTGCCTTTCTGGGCAAGGGGCCGCAAGACATCATTGCTTCTTCAGGCCCTTCTCAGCCCCATAATTTCCATTCATAATAACTTTAAAGCCTGGGCGCTTGAACGCTATATAGAGTGTCACATAACTGCTCAACGGTCTTCTCTTGAATGGTTCCTAAAATACAAGTTGAAGCAACACTTTCTCTATGAGACTGATGTTTTCAGCATAGCCGATGGCATTGACAGGACAACCTGTTGTTTCAGTGGTAGTTTCTGGACTAATGAATTGCCCTGGGATAATCAGATGCACTGGAGTGTTGATTCAGAACCATTGATTGACATCAACTCCAGCTATTCCTGTTATAACTCCGGCAAATGGAGAAGTGAGAGACTATGGCAGCAATCCCTTCTATGGGCCAACGAACCTAATGAAGAAGAACCAGAAGAGGACTTTCTCCAGCTCATCAAAGGCATTATTGTCTATGCCCCGGCTATTGTCAATACCATCAACTATGATATTGAGGATTATGAGCGCGATATCAGATACATAATGTCCAAATACATGATCAACTTCAGCAAAATCAACATTATAATTGCTAACACGAATAAAAAATCATAGATATGAAGATTCACAATCTGGGCAATGATTATGCCCATCAGCAGAGATTGAAAAAAGAGGCTGAAGCCCACACCCCCTTCCAGCCCATTGTTGAACCTCAATTAGCACCCATTGACGATGTTGAGCATCAACTTCAGACCGGGGGACAAACAGAAATGGGAACAGACAATAACGAAGCCGGCTCCGAAACCCAGGTCATCCCTCAAGAAACGAAAAAAGCCTCAAGGAAGAAGAAAAAAGAAGGGGCCGACGTCTGACAGCAAATGCCGTAAGAGCGTTAAGTTTGAGAATACCGCCATAGGTCATTTCCTTTATGTGTATGCGCCCATACAGTATTCTCTGCTAATAGAATATTGCCGGGCCGTCAAATGCACCAATAAGGCTAAAATCATTACTCCACAGGTGATTGAAACAATCGCCTTAAACAGCGATAATTCTGCTTTCAGGAGCATTAGATTCAGGCTTGCGTTAATGACATACAGACGCTGGGGAACGAGACCTATACGTCCAACAAACTGGACTACCAAAGATGCTGTCTATTTTGCCAGATACAGTTACAAGATTTATCAAACCATAAAACAATGCACCGAGTGAAAGCCCGGTGCATTTTCTTTTAGAGTTTTCTTTTCAGCCTTATTTCGGAAAGAGATGAGTTATGTCTCGTAACATAGCCCCCTCGACTTTATAAAGCCGTTGATTCGTTTTCGGGGATCTAAGACCACCCTTTCGTTGGTTGTACGGACCTAACTTGATATAGTCGAAGTTCTGATACTCCGTGAATACTGTGATTGACTCATCCGAACTGTACCAGCCAATCCTTAAATCAGGATATTGAATGCGGACAGATGCCGCCAAATCGTTGATTTCATCAGGGGCAATGTCACCACCCATAAATGTGACACAGGTTATATCTCCTATAAGGGAATCTATAAACACTGTGAATTCTTCTTTAGTCAGTGGCTTGCCCTCTTTGCTTTTATACATTTGAGCCTTCTTACCTCTGCACTGAAAGACATAATCTGAAAGGATGATTACAAGAGACACCTCACCGGGTATCTCCTGTAATCCAACATAGGTGTCAAGATATTGCAACATAGAATTAGCTGCATTTAGAGTAACCACATGAGGGGCATGTCATACAGCCCTCAACCATCTGAATCGGTTCACCACACTTAGGGCATTTGGGCAATTCCGGCTGAGAGGCAATGACTTGTGCCCCCTGTTCAGTCTTGTTATAGGCCCAATGGCCATGCAAAGTACGATGAACACTCATCTGAGATTGTAACTGCTTATACATATCAAGCAGCGCATTGCCGATGGCCACCGGACAACTTGAACCGATGGATGTGTCACCCTTAGTGGCCTTACGGACAGCATAGGAAGGGCAGGTGCCGGAGCTTTTGAGCTGGTCTACGATGTCGTAGATAGAGATGTTGCCACGGGCGGCCAACGAAACCATACGAGACAGGCCAACCATAAAATTGGCACATCCTCCCTGAGAGCCTTTGCTGAAGTATGTTTCAAGCAACTGGCCGGTGTTGGGATCCCAGAAGCTCGTCAAGTGGAGAGTACCGCAACCTGTCTGCAAGGTGCGCTTCAGGCCAATGCAATCATCGGACACCTTGCGTATTGGCGTGGGTTTGAAGATGAATGGGTGATTCTCTTCTGATTTCTCTTCCTTTTTGGTAGTAGAAAGAATCCCTTGACGCTTACATTCATCGCGCCATATGGTAATGCCTTTAAGACCGGCTTTCCACGCTTCCATATAAAGATCTGCAACCTCCTCTACTGTCGTTTCGTGAGGCAAGTTAACTGTAGAACTGATGGATGCGTCAATATACCGCTGAAGCATGGATTGGACAGCAATACGCTCTTTGTAAGGAATATCAGCAGAGGCTACAAAATAGTCTGGAAGGTTGTCATTGCCGGTTGCAGCTTTATATTCCTGTACAATCCGAGCATCTACCTGATAGGTCTTTTCCTCTCCATTCAGAGATACAGTTCGGCGATTGTAGGAAAACGCATAATTCGGCTCAACACCAGTGCTGACCTGAAGCATTGTGCCGATAGTCCCGGTCGGAGCGCATGTAAGAAGTTGAGAGTTGTATAGGCCATACTTCCTAATGTCCTCCAGCATATATGGGTCAAGATGAAGGTTCTGAATAAAATCAGAATTGGCAATAGCCTCCTTCATCTCATCAGTACATTTGGGGAAGGCTCCATCGACCTTAGCCAAAGTGATTGAAGTAGCTAAAGCGGCAATAGCGATATTGCGATAAACAAGCTGGATAGCTTCAAGTGATTTGATTGAGCCATATCTAATACCCAACTTAATGAGCATATCGCCTAAGCCGAGTGTACCAAGACCAATCTGACGCCAGTTTGCTACAGAGTCGCGTTGCTCCAAAAGAGGATGCAGTGGCATGCCTTCCATAAGCACCTTATTAAGAGCTTTGGTCGCAATTATAGTGACAGCCTGCAATCCATCAACGTCGATTTCGGCTTCAGGTGTGAATGGATTCTTGACAAACTCACTGAGATTGATACTGCCCAAGAGGCAAGACCCGCCGGCGGGCAGAGGTTCTTCGGCACAGTTGCCTGTTATGCAACCATTTGCAATGAAAGTGTGGTTTTTTGGTTCATTGAAGCAGAATACGTCTTCTTTGCCACAAGGTGTGATTGAAACTACCTTGATGAATCGCGTAGCATTTCGATTGGGCCAACACTTTCTCACTTTTACTCGATGAGTTCTCAACCCATTAAGCCCTAAAGCAACCACATTTGAAGCGTTGATTGTTAATCGGTACGAATCTTGACAGTGGTATTCTTTAGTCGTGGTCTTGTTACTGGCTGGTAGGGAGCGATTACCTGCTTCGTGCATTAAAGCGATAACCCCAGTTGCACCCAGTGTGTTCAGCATATACTTTATGTTGAGAAGGAAATCTCGATTGATGCTTGAAATTGATATAGCCCCATCCTGAGAGTTTATGCACCCGTCTGAGTCTATGATACCAGCTAACCAATCCAGTCTATCTTTCAGGCTGAAAGAGCCGTCTGGTACAAAGTGTTTGGGGCGCTTCACATTGACAGAATAAGTGATTGATGTACCGTCATCGCCTCTTTGATTGATGGTGTCACAAAAAGGAATGCAGCAGCGTTTATCATCATAGAATTTGATATATGAGGCATTTCGATCCGCACAGACAAATCCATCGCCGCTAAAAAATCCTTGGGTGTACATAGACTCACCGCAGTCCTCGGACGGACCGAAAACAAGCGGGAAAGAACATTTGATAAGTTTATCACCAATCTTTATGTCTTTTAACTGCTTGCGAGTATCTTCAGGTTTACGATAGGAACCTGTATTGATAGGGAATTTATGGTAATCGGTACACTTGATAGAAGTTCCGTCACTGAAAGATATTTCATATACTTTCGCATTTTTATCCATCAGTTTGGGTTCCACTTCAGACCATGTATAACCATTCCATACTACACATTTATCTCCTACAAGAGTAGCAATAGGTGCATAACCATTCTTAGTAAGAACAAGAGTATCACCAGTTACGCACGGATTCACCCCAGCATACTTGAAGCCTGTATTCTGGAGCAAATTGTAATTCGAGATTCTGTCCCAATACAAGATACCCGGTTCCGCCATCCCCCAGTTGCGTTTTGCCAGAAGCATAAACACTTCTCGCGCATTGATGGCTTTTTTGATTTCAGTTCCATCCTCCATCATAAAATGGAGCGTGAAGTCTGAATTGGCTTCTACGGCCCTCATAAAGGCATCGGTCACACGGACTGATATGTTGGCTTTAGTGCATGTATCCAGATTGGTTTTGAGATTGATGAACTCCTCCAAATCAGGATGCTCACATGAGATGCTAATCATCAAAGCGCCCCGACGTCCGTTCTGGCCAATCAATCCAGTGATATAGGAATAGAAGTCCATAAAACTGGTTGCGCCAGTTGTAGTTCTGGCGGCGTTGTTTACAGGAGCGTCTTTAGGCCGTAGCGGACTGATGTCAACACCAATACCGCCCCCATAACTGAAAGTGCGAGCCAATTTAGCACCAGTCTCAAATATTGACTCGATGCTATCAGCTTTAATATCTGTTACATAGCAGTTGGATAATGTGATTTTGCGGTCTGTAATGCCTCTGTTGGAAAGAATGCGTCCGGCGAAAATGAATTTCTTCTCCCGGATCAGTTGTTTGACATCCGCATCGCCTCCTGAAACTCGGTCAAGCCACTGGTTGAAGGTTTCATCGCCATTACGATACTTCTTCTCCCAAATTGTGACAGGCAAGTCTTCATTGCCAAGCCAGTCACTGACCGATTGAGGCCCTGATGAAGATGGTTGAAAATTGGGTTCTTTTTCCATATTGATGAATATTGCTCTATGATATAATAGCAATATATGCAACACACTGCTTTCATCAATTCGGACCACCCGCCATCAATGGCGGGTCTTTCTTTTTTCTTTCTTAAAAAAACAACCTTGCAGGCAGGAAAATACACAGTAACCCCTAAAGGGGGAAAGTGCTTTTCCCGACAGCCATGTTGTTCAACCTTGCAGTATAGGTGAAATAACACAGAGCAAAGCTATTTTAAGTCGGCCTTGCTTGGCAAGAGATAAGAAGGCTCTCTTGCCCCAGCCCCACGACTTCCGCTGTATTTCCCTACGGTCTCGGACGTGCCCGGTGGGTTGTGAATATGCCGTCAGCACCATAAAGTATTTGCTGTCCTCTTTTCATCTCAGTGAATTAGAGGTGGGGTGTGGACAGTTTATACCATATAGATTATGCGTCCCAGAGTGTTTCTTCTACTTACCAACGACTGCTTTTTACATTAGCTCACACTATCTATCTGCGCATCGTAATTGTGCCAGATTGCCATAGGCTTTGCTCATTATCTATCCGCATATCGTAATTGTATCGGATTGCCATAAAGAGCGACGCTAAAGGCCCGCTACGGTTTTCAAAGTTGTACCGGCTTTTGCTTGAAACACTCAAAGCTGAAGCCGGGCTATGTCTGGCAGGGTGCAAAAAAGCACCCGCAAGCCTTAAAGTGGTAGCTGCCTGCGGGTGCTTTAATATATCCTGTGATTGCTTTGGCAATCCGAATGATATTCGTATCTTCGCATTGCCGAGCTACCACGATCAACATTGCGCTGCAAAGTTAAGCACTATTTCTGAGACCGCCAAATATTTTTGAAGAAAAATGAAAAATATTTTGTTAACGGCATATTTGCAATATATGGTACGCGGGCGAGTAAGGCAAGGTTTGGTAAAATTGGGTGTGCAGAATATGCGTTTTGAATACGCTGATTACCAGTGTATTTCAAAATATTTAATATGCAGGTGTAAAATTTCTACAAAATTATTTTGTGGGCTGAGATTTTCGTATTAACTTTGCCATCGAAATCATTCATCCCAACAATCTAATCGCAATGAGCATGAAGACATGATTAAAGGCAAAGGCAAACTGACGAAGGTGGCTGGCCACACAGTTTGTGATGAGTTCATGGCTGTCTGTGAAAAGCTGCCTGACAACGATGACTACCTGTTTGTCATCTGCGACAACACGAGAAACAGGAATCTTCCATTCCTGTCCTACTTCTTCTCCGTGGTGCTTAAATATATATCGGACGCATTGCCCGATCATCCCGGAACCACGGCACTCTACAAGTTTTTTGAGGATATGTTCGCTCCGATACATACCTTAAAAATAAATGGCGAGCGATTTCAGTATTGCGAGCTTAAATCGGAGAAAGCAAGTGATGTCAACAACGTAATTGAGAAAGTTGTTGAATATGCCCTAAAGGAATGGGGCATTGAGGTTCCCAGGAATGAGGATCTGAAAGACCCGGAACTCCGAGAACTGCATAGCCAGGCCTACCTGAACCAGGAGGTTGATTGGAGCAATTTCATCTCTTCGCGAAGATTATCTAAAGATGAGCGAAGAAGCAAGAAAACTGAGCGCATTTGAGGCTTTTGCGCAAACCCAGCTAACTTACGCTGAGGCAGAAGAAAAAGCCAAGCAAGAAGCCGGCGCCCCGCGAGTGGAGCGATTCCGCATAGGCGAGGATGGCGAGTATTCTATCCGCATTTTACCGCTGGCCCCGGTATTCGATGAGAACGGCAACATACTGCCGATGGAGCGCAAGGGCTATGAGTGTCCTGTACACCAGCTCTTCCTTGCCATCGAAGTCCCCTCCAAGAAGGGCGGCAAGGCCAAGAAAATCAACATTCCCGTAATCCGTACCACCGCCAAAGAGGTCGGCTACTCCGTTGACCTTATTGACACCTATGTCAAGATTGCGAAGGAAATGTATGCCGATGATGAAGACCTCATCAAACTGATTACCGGCAACAGCTATTCGGGCGGTCTGCGCTGGAATTATCAGCACGCAATGATGATTCTCGACGTGTCGAGCGAGAAGGAACGTGCCAAGGGCCCGCAGCTTCTCCAGACATCTCACAGTCAGTACAAGGACATCGACGCTGCCAAGATGCGTCTGTGGAAAGAGCTGCGTGAGGATGGAGAACAGGAGACATGCCCGATTTCCGGTTTTACCGACGCATATCCCGTCAAGATTATTCGCGCAAGCAATAACGGCAAGACTGAATACACTATCGAGATCGGCCGTAAGACGCTCGACATCAAGGAGGCTGAGGCTGAGAAGCTGCTCGACCTTCCCCGCATCCCCGAACAGATCTATCGTTTCACCCGCTATCAGTTCGAGGCTATCCTCACATTCCTCCAGCAATACGACGAGAAGCATGATATGGAGGTCTGCAAGGAGCCTGATTTCATCGAAGCGGTTGAGAAACTGAGGGGTGAATTGCCCGCCGATGATAACTCTCACTTCGACCTTTCCGGTGCCGCCTCCAAGGACAATGACAAGGAGGAGGTCACTATCGACTCGCTGTATCGTGAGTATGATGCTATCGTAGACCAAGACCTCAGTGAGAAATCTGATGAGTATCAGGATCTCCGTGAGAAGATTCGTCAATTCATCGTGGACAAGGGTCTCGATGTCCGTATCTCCCGCACCAAGAACAATCAGCAGCTTCTTCAGGAAATCGAAGAGGCCCTGGATTCACAGCCCGCGCCGGCCAAGAAAGAGGCCGAAGATGAGGTAGAGCCGGCCAAGCAGCCTGCAAGACCTACAGCTCCGGCTGAAGATGCAGACACCAATGACAACGAGGCTCCCGCAGACAATCAGGAAGAGGAAGAAGCGCCTCGCCGTCAGCGTCGCGCTCGTCCCGGGACGGAAGCAGCCGAAGCAACTAATTCGGTTGAGGAAGTGCCGGAGGAAGAGCCTAAGACTGAAGCTGAAGAGGAAGCACCTCGCCGCCGTCTGCACACCCGCCGCATGAGATAATTCCTGTCTTTAGATAAATCCGTGTAGTCGAGAGGGTATGGGATTCCATATCCTGTACCCTCTCATTTCTTTTTCCAAATCAAAGATAGGAGTTATGAATAAGTTCAGTTTAAGAGCATGTGGGGCCACCTGTGGTGTGGGTCACTATACTCAACAAACTCATCGTAAACTTTATGGAGTCTGGTTCAATATGATTGAAAGATGTTACGATGAGAAATTTCAATCCAGACATAAAAATTATATTGGATGTAGCGTATGTAGCGAATGGCTCAATTTCCAGTCGTTTGCTCGTTGGTATGAGTCACAAAATGCTCCAATGGGGTGGCATATAGATAAAGACATACGCTTTAAGGGAAATAAAGTGTACTCGCCCGAAACTTGTGGGCTTGTACCTCCCGAGGTTAATAAAATGTTTGTGTGCCAAAAACACACAAAACATGATTTACCGTTAGGGGTTTTCTATAAACCGCGATACACAAAATCTGGCAAATTTACTCATTATGATATTTTTGCTTCGTGTAAAAATGCGGAAGGAAAACAAATTCATTTAGGATATTTCAAGTCCGTCGATGAAGCGGCGATTGCATACAAGCAATTTAAGATGGGTGTCATTAGCTCATTAGCTGAAAAGTATTGCAATGAGCTAACGGATGTGATGTATAACGCTTTAATCAACTATCAATTATGAGAGAGGCGATTGCATTACTGATTAATGATATACACATCTCAAAAGACAACATTGCCGAATTTAATCGGAATTGGGATGAAATGTTGTCTGTGTGTAATCGTGAAAATATTGTCGACATAATAGTCGGCGGTGATATGTTCACTACCAGAGCATCTCAAACTCTTCCAGTACTATGTGCTGTTAAGCAAGCCTTGTTAATGGCAGTCAATAATGGATGCTTTGTAACTATTGCAGAAGGCAACCATGATAAGCCCAATCCAGAAATTTTTGAGGGCTATAATCATCTTTGGGTAGGTTTAAAGGGCATAGATGTTGCCGACTCTCACAAGATTTTATTTTGGGAGGGGTGCAATTTTGTATTGTTGGCAATGAGCTATTTTCCAGAGAATGGAACTTTTCTGGAAAAACTTAATCTCGCTGTTGATGATACTCTGAAACTATATCCGAAATTTACTCAGAAGGACATCATTCTCTATATTCACGAAGGTGTTCATGGGGCATTGGGTGATTTTGAAATCCCCAATGAATTACCTCAGGAACCGCTGCTCGACTTTAAGGCTGTACTATGCGGCCACTATCACAATCGGTGCCGGATTAAGCACACCAACATAGAGTATATCGGCTCATCACGTCAGCATAATTTTGGTGAAGATGAAGAGAAAGGATATACCATTCTCTATTCTGATGGTACTTATGAGTTTGTGAAGAACGAGGTTAATACCAGATACCGTACCATAGAAATTGATGCGGACTATGCCGATAGCCTTCAGATTACTCCTGATTCCAGATATAAAAACAAAATCAAAGTAAAATGCTCTGAGAAACAGGCAAAACTCTTTGATAAACAGAAGTTCCTCGATCTCGGCTTTGACAAGGTTGAGATGGTTGCCGCGAGCATTGTAGACAAGGCTGTTGTGGCCGCCGGTATACAGGAAAAATACGACATCATTGGCATTAAAAAAGAATACCAGGAATATTGCGAGGAAAATTCCATCGACAGCAGACTTGGAATAAAATATCTGGAGGGCTGAACCATGTGGAAACTATCTAACATCAGAATCAAAAACATAGTCTCTTTCCATGAGGCTGAGTTATCAATAGAACAAGGAGTGGCCACCCTTATATTTGGCCGTAATGAAGATAATGCATCTCAGCCCTGCAATGGTTCCGGCAAGTCATCGCTGATTGAAGCCATTTCATTCGCGTTGACCGGCGAGCAGCTTCGCAAGGTTAAAAGTGTTGAGGAAATCATCAATGATGATGCGGATGAAGCGTTTGTAAGTCTGCGTCTGGTCAACGATTATGATGGTGTTAATATGACGATAAACCGTCATATCAGTAGAAATGCACCTCAGATTATACAGGTCTTACGTCAGATCGGCCCCTACGACATGGATCTGGAAGAAATAATCCAGCCCACAGTGTCGGACTACAATAAATACATCTTGAATGAGATTGGTCTCACGAAAGATGACATCTACAACAATTTTATTCTGTGCGACAATAAATACGAAGGCTTTTTTGATTGCTCGGACAAGAATAAGAAGGAGGTCATCAACCGTTTCAGCAACGGTGTCCTTGTAGATGAAAGCATAGCCCGTGTTCAAGCTGACATGGAACCTGTGGCTGAAAGACTATCTGTTGCGAACAATGCCGTCATCGGTATCAAAGGCTCGATTTCAGCTATTGAGCGTGAATTGGAGCAGGTAGATGAAAAGATAGCTAATGCTCGACAGGATCGTCAACGCCACATAGAGCGTCTGGACGAACAGATTCAGCAGTGTCTTGCCAATATCGACGAATTGGAGGGCAAGCGGCTTAAAGGTGAGCAGCGATTGAGAACCCTAAAGCGTCTCCAGTCGGAGGTTTCCGATATTGAGGGTTCTGAAATGACAATGCTGGATTCGTACAATCGGATTAAAGCTATCTGTGAAGAATACGAGCTGGGAGCCACCAGTGATTATGAACAACTCTCTGCCAGCTATAAGGAGCAATTAGCCTCTCAGCATCAATTGGTTGATAACCTTACAGGGCAGATTGCCGATGCAGAGCAACGGCTATCCGAATGTAAGGATGAATATAATCAATACTCAGAGACATATAGTCAGCACTCTGATGAAGATTCTAAGCTCCGTGTAGAGGAAGCAGACATTAAGGCGCAGATAAATCAGCAGATTAAAGCTATTGACAGTCAGCTTGACAAGATTGAAGCGGCTATCAAAGAAAATAAAAAGCGTCAAGGCGAACTGGAGGCTCAGATTGCCCGGAATACTGTTCTGCTTGATGGTGCCGTGACCTGCCCTAAATGCCAACATCAGTTCTTTGTTGGAGAAAACGCCTCTGTGGATTCCATTCGCACTGGCCTTACAGTGCTACAGAATGAAGTCGCACAGAAGAAAGCAGAGATTATCGAATTGAATAAACAGTTCGATGAAGCTGATGACAAGGCTGTTGCTAAATCTGATGAAATACAGGCTGTTGACGCTAAAGCTAAAGAGCGTCGCAATCGTCTCGAAAAAGAATATGCAACGCTACAGTCTTTATCTCGCAATGTCAATGCGGCCGAGAATCAGATTGCATTACTTCAGCGACAGCAGACAGCGGCTCAGAATGAGATTGACCGAATATCGGGTAAGATTGATATTCTGAGGAATCGACTGTTTGGTGAGATTACCGGCATACTGGAAGGTAGAATCCAGAATGGCGAGCAATTCATCGAACATCAGACTTCTTCGATCACATTCGCTCAGGGGCAGTTGAAACAATATCAGCAGTCCAAACAGGAACTGGTTGACGCTCCCGAAACAGATTTTGCAACTTCGCTTAAAGCCTCTTTGAGCAAGTACCAGTCAGACTTGACTGAAGCAGAAAAGCAAGCATCTGAAATCCAGTCAGAATATGATACCCTGAAGGAGCAGGAGGTACACTTCACTCTATTCAAGTCTCATATTGCAAGAAAGAAAATTGACGCTCTATCGCTGATTGTCAATGACTTTTTGGAGAAGATTGGTTCAGACATCCGACTTAAACTTGAAGGATTTACCGTGACCAAAACCGGCAAACTCCGTGACAAGATTTCTGTAATGGTCATGCGAGACGGTATTGACTGTGGTTCTTACCATAAGTTCTCCGGCGGTGAGAAGGCGCGTCTCAATCTTGCATGTATTCTTGCTCTGCATACACTGACCAATTCCAATTGTGATGATGGCAAAGGGTTGGATTTCATCATCATCGACGAGCTGCTTGACAAGTCTGATGAGGTCGGTATGGCCATCTACTGTGAGGCCCTGAACAAGTTGAACCAGACGGCTCTGCTTATCACACAGGGAAGCGTTTCAGAAGGTTATCCGCATAAGCTATTAATAGTTAAGAAACACGGAATTTCAACTATTTCAGACTGATACTTATGCAGAAAATAACAGAAGAATTTGTGAAATCTCTGTCTCGCAGAGAAGTGATGGCCTTTGATGTTGCCTCTCATTGCGGCTACTATACGCCAGGAGATTACGGAACCAAATATTTCCCCAACAATGACAAGGCTCCCAAGAAGCTCGGCCCAGACTACGCCCAGCATAAAAACTTTAGAAAGTGGCTGATAGAAATCCTGACTGAACATAAAATCCGGGCAGTCGCTGCCGAAGATGTGATACAGGGGGATTTCATCAGCACCCGCAAACTTTCAGAGTTTCGTGGCATTTTGTTCGAGGTCTGCCAGACCCTTGACATTCCAGTGGTGACGTTCAAGCCCACTGACATCAAGAAGCATGGAACCGGCAAGGGTAACGCGGACAAGAAGATGATGATCAAGTTTGCCGAAGAGCGATACCATATAGAGGTAGGCAATGATGATAACCTCGCGGATGCAATCCATATCTACATGTATTTCATTCACCGCTACAAACTTTAACCGACAGAATAAACAGAATAACCATGAACAAAGCGAGCAATGAAAAGCAAATATGGCAATGCAATCCAAAACACAAAAGTCAGCACCTACCACAGGACGACGAGCCGCCAAATGTCGGCAAATAAGCGCCCCGGATAAAGAAGAACTTTTCAACATCTATATCAAGCCCAATTTCGCCAGTATAAAGAGTCTTACAAGAAGATATACTGACCATTGGCAGGACGTTGAGGAAAATTACAACTACTGCCTGGCCCAGCTCTTCAACTATATAGGCTCTTACAACCCGGAGCAGAAACTCGATACATGGATTCATATCTGTGTGAAACGGGCCTGCTTCCATCAGAATAAGAAACGAGCTGAAGAAGCATCTCACTGGACAGACATAGAGATGTGTTCGATGGACGATTTGTATCAGCACGGCAACAGCATGATGGTAGACGCTTCCTTCGGCACATTGCTGGACAATATTTCTGATGAAGTATATGCGGCATTGATGCAAATTCCCCCTCAGCGTCTTTCTCCCCTGATGATGGCCGTGCAGGGCCATAGAATCAGAGAGATTACTGAGGCTGAGTGGAAGCTCGGACATCTGGAGAAACGGAGCGAAGATGTAGTGAAAAGCCGAATACACTGGGCAAAGAAACAATTACGGTTTATCCTTCAACAGTATGGAATTACAAGAACGAACTATAAAGGTCAGGACAATGATCCAGACCCTGATACAGAAGACGATTGACCCGAAGTGGAAGTTCACCCAAAGCGGACAGGTCGCTATGTATCTGCAAAATGGATTGGAGCGATTGCCGGGTCTGTTCGGATTCTCTGATATAGATGATGAGCGCATCATTGACTATATAGTTTATCAGATTTATCGGTCCCGGACGGCGATTGCTGAAGGCTCATGGCAGCACACTTGGCTTTTCTCCCAAAATGCAATGGAGAAATACAAGAAGCAGTTTATGAGCGTTGACGGCAAGCATGGCATGAATTATTATATCAATCAATGGCTTGATGAGGTTGAACTGTCTCGTAGCGCTTTGACTGATATGATAGCCAAGCCAAAGCCTAATCCGTTGCGAAATATGGTTTATCTTCCATCGGAGGAACCTATAAAGAGACGGTTTTTGAACACGCCGGATGGCCTGGCCCTGTGTCAGAGTTCAACAACTGGATGGAGTCCGCTGTCAGAAGCCTGCGGAAGATGTGATAACTGGGTAGAGTGTGGCAAAATTACCGCTAAGAAGTACCCGGAGCTTATGCGGTTCAGGAAAGAAATCTATGGCAGGCAAAAGAAATGAGAATGTACTGACAACTGAATTCTTGGCAGAGTTGTATAATTGTGCCATAACGAACAATCAGATATGCTCGGTCGTGACCCGGTATATGGAGGATTCTTTTCTCCCGGATCAACAATACCAGATGCTCAATACTACGCTGAAAAGTTATTTCGCGGAGTATAAGACAGCGCCGCAGTATGGTATCATTACGCAGCGATTGTCATCATCCAGGGCTGTATCGGAGCTGTTGGATGAAATAAGGGATTGTGCAACAAGCACAGACCCCGATGGTATCAGAGACCAGTTTGAAGATTATCTCAAGCTGGTACAATTCAAAAAGATATTCAAGACCGTCTCCAAGCAATATGAGGACGGTGCCCGCATTGATGCGATGATTTCGTTCACGCGAGAGGCACAGAAACTTCAGCAATTCTCATTGAAGCCGGAGGAATTTATCGACATCGCCGCCACCTATGAGGAGCGTCTGCGGGCCAACAAGATCAGGCATGAGAATCCGACAGAGAAGCCGGTTAACAGCTTCTATATAGATGGCCTCGATGAGATGAATCATGGAAGCAATCTCAGAACACAGCTCTCGGTCTTTATGGCCATGTCTGGTGTCGGTAAAAGCCACATCGCTCGTTATATCGGGTGGAACGGAGCTTACGTCAGCGGTCTTGATGTCCTTCATTTCCAGCTTGAGGGGTCTGCTTCGGAAACAACCGACGCATACTCTGCAATGCTCAGTGGAACATCCACTTATGAGTATGAGAGTGGCCGAATCAACACTCATACTTTAGAGCATCTGAAGACCCTGCTGGAGACATATAAAGGTACACTGAAGGTCAAAGCCTATCCAAAGTTCGGTAAAGAAATCTCAACAATGGATTTACGCACTGAATGTGACAAATATCGTGAGAAATTCGGCAAATATCCTGACATCATCATAGTGGATTCTCTTGACCTGTTGACAGATGCGTCAGGTAAGAACTGGGATGTCAAGGGCCTCCGACATAAGCGTATTGCTACAGCACAGGATTTAAAGGACTTGGCCGGTGAATTGAACGCTTGGGTTGTTGCCACCTATCAGGCAACCATTGAGAATCCTGAATGGGTTAACGATGAGAAAAACGTACTGACCGCCTTTAATACTTCGGAATGTAAGGGCTTGCAGCGTCCCTGTACTCACTTCATTTCGCTTAATCAGAGCAAGCGGGAGTATCGTGAATCTACAATGCGAATCTATGCTGACAAGTTTAGGTTCTGCAAAAAGGGTGAGCCGTTCAGAATTGCCACCGACTATGAACACGAGAAATTCTATTCACGTGAACGAACACTGAATCTGCCACAGAGTTAGACCTCCGCACAAAAAGACTACACGATGATTTATTCACCTGAAATAAGACATTCCATCACCGAGGATCTTTTGTATGAACTTGGTGGGAAAATGGATGGCGGCCGACGCAATATCCTGGTGCAAAATTGCCCTTTCTGTGGGCATGACGGCTTCAAATTCGGGGTATATGTAGGGCCGGACATAACGAGAAAGCGGTTCGGAGCTTCCAACTGTTTCAGTTGTGGGCGTGGATTCCGTACTCTCCAAGATACTCTTAACGCATTGGGGCTTGACCGTCTCATGCCGACCGAGACTGTTGAACTGGATGACAGCGAGACAGACATTTCAGCCATGTTTGAAGATGAGATTGATGACAGCCTTGTAGAGGTCGCTATGCCCAAAGGATATAAGCGCTGTTATAAGAATCAATACCTCAAATCAAGGGGCTGGAATGTGGATGACTATGAATATTTCCCGGTCGGCACAAATCGTGGTATTGACCGAGAGTATGCAGATTATGTAATCCTTGAAATTCGGGATGAAGGCCGTATCGTGGGTTTTGTCGCACGGAGTGTCCTTGGCAAGCAGGAAATCGAGGCTTACAATTCTCGCCACAGCTTTAAAATTCGTCGCTACAAAAACTCTGATGAAAGTATCGGTAACGGCTTCGCAAAGATGCTCTACAATTTCGATGCAATCGAGCCAATGGTTACTCATTCAGTCATCCTTTGTGAAGGGCCATTCGATGTGGTGGGGTTGAACCGAAAGCTGGAATTGTATGACAACAAAAGTATTGTGCCTATTGCGACATTCGGCAAAAAAATCAGTCAGGAACAAATGTATAAACTCCAGAAGAAAGGGGTCGAGCAGATAGTGATTGGCTATGATAATGACGCGAAGGAGACTACGGCTCGCATTGCCATAGAGCTGGAGAAATACTTTGATGTACTGATAGCGGACATCCCTGATGGGGTGGGCAAAGACTGGGATGAAATGGATGTCGAGGACATCTATGATGTTTTTGCCTCAAATCTGAAGACTGTTAGGGAATTTAATCTTGATTGATATGAATGAGATAGTTCCATTAAAAGAATGGTTGGATAACCACTACATCACATACTCCATGAGAAAAGATGTGCTGGTCATTCCCGGATTTGGCAGATGTCTGATTCAGAATGATTATGAGCATATTTTCAAGGAGGATAAGGATGGCAATGTTCTGTTCAATTCAATTGAGAATCTTGCTTATCTGCTTGCTGATGACATCACATATATTGTCTTTCCGTTTGGATGGCGATGGTATTATGTGGATATCCGGCAAGATCCGGCAGAAGCACAATTTCAGATATTGCGTTATGTTGGTGAAACTCCTAAATGCGCTCACCAGTGTCTATTCTATCCATTGGGTATTCATTCCGGCTATGAGCTTCTGAATGGCAGTGGCCTGTTAAAGGACTGGTGTGCAAAAACCAAATTCCTTGGATATGGTGGCCTGTCTGTCGCAGACAAAAATACAATGGCAGCTTCTTTGGATTTGCAGCAATCCGCTACAGCCAATGATTTACGATATTGTTTCGGTTATTCGTTGACTGTCAAAATCGGCAATGATAAAGTCGGTGTGAAACTGTATGCAGCCACACAAAAGGGTTTCAGGAATATGCTTCGTATTCAGAAGATTGTCAATGTGGACAATATTGAGACACGAGAAATTGATCTGATTACTTTCTTAAATCATGCCGAGGGCAACACGGTTGTCTTTGACAAGTGGAGTGGCCATTGGCTCTCTGAGAACAAAGGGGCGTTACAGGATTTCATAGACGCCTTCGATGGTTGGGTCTACTTTCAGGTTGATACTACGGAATATCGAGCAGATAGAATTGATTCGACATTGCTGCAAAGCCAGAAAGCATATTTTGATAGCTTTTATTTGGGTAATCTGGAGTATTCGATGAATATCAGGCCCGTTCTCATTCAGGATGTATACTACCTTGATAAAGAGGACTGGAAAACTAAGATTATCCTTAACAAGGTGGATACAGGGGCCGCGCATGAGCAGTCGTATGGTCAGTATCTTAAAACTCTTGATGAGTTGTATGATGAGTTCAGAGCATTATTCTCGGATCGCTACAATGATGATGTGTTTTACGATATGTGTGAGGCCACTGCCGACATCATAGAGAACGCATCAGCTGCCTATGACCTTACTGACAACTACGCCCCCAAATATGATATGACTGATGCGGAGAAGGCAAAGTATGGTGATACTTTGACAATGTTCCATCAGCTCATTGAAGAAGGGTTTAAGAAGCTGGTGCCTGAGGGTGAGGAAGAAAAATATCGGCAGCGTGTTGAATATGAGAAATATGTGATAGAAAGCACAGATAACGTTGACTACTTCCTGATTCAGAGAGATGAACTGAATTGGGCACAGGAAAACGGAATACTGACTGGCATTGGCCGAGGATCTGCTGGCGGCTGTCTGTTGCTGTACTTGCTTGGAATCACATTCATAGACCCTTTGAAATATGATTTGATTTTTGAGCGTTTTCTTCTCCCGGAACGTGCTGGTCTGGAGCCGGACAAGGTAACTGTAATCGCAGATGACATCCAATCATCAGATTATTATGAACTGACCTTTGAAGGCGGTACAATATGCCTTGACAAAGATTCTGAGTTGGTTGTGATGCGAGACGGACAACAACTTACAGTGTTTGCTGATGAGTTGCAAGAAGGTGATGATATTCAGTTTGACAATACGGATTTACTCCACACTATACCCCATCTTTTAGACAATGAAACTGCTAAAGATAACTCATAAAGACACCCCGGCCCTCGTGCATGATTGTTATGCAGATGATGGATATGTCAAGCGGCATCATGGATCACTGCCTGACATCGATAGCGATTTCAGTGCCGACCGCCGTGAAGAGGTGAAAGCATATCTTGAGCGGCGATATAACAAAAACGGGATGCAGAGAGTGTTCTCCGCAGGTACGTTTACGACCGAAAAAATCAAGGGCGTGATAAAAGATGTGGCTCGCACCTACAAAATATCTCAGTCTACCACCAATTATCTCACAGCAACGCTTGATGATGATGAAATGACCTGGACTGATTTTATGAGAAGAGCCGCGACAGACAAACGTATTCGGGACTTTGTTCAGAAGCACCCGGAAGTGTTTGAAGAAATATTGCCCATCATGGGCCAAGCTCGTTCCGCCGGTATCCACGCATCAGCACTTATCATTACCCCTGAAGAGGTTAAGGGGGAGCGTGTGGAATGTTTTGACCTGCTCCCCATCAGGAAGATGGGGGATTTACTGGTGTCGGAAATTTCCGGCAATGATATTGATGCCATAGGTATTTTGAAGAATGATGTGCTTGGTATCAAGGAGCTGTCCAGACTGTCGGATATGCTTAGTCTGATTCAGTCGGAATATGGTATCAAGTACACTATCCTTGAAATTGCATCCAAGTATCTGAATGACCCCAAAGTCTTTGAAATTGTTCGTGCCGGCAATACTCAGGGCATATTTCAGATGAGTGGTGAAAGCATCACCAAGTACATCAAACGCATGGCACCGGACAACATCAATGATATGATCGCTGCCGTTGCTATATATCGTCCTGGCCCTCTCGCATCAGGTGCCGCTGACAATTATGTCCGGGCCAAGCGTGGTGAGTATGACCCCGAATATATTTGGGGAACTTATGAGATTCTGAAAGACACTTTCGGTGAATTGATCTATCAGGAATCCGTGAGTTTTGTAGTTCAGAAAATCGGTGGTCTAAGCCTTGGCGATGGCGTGAATCTGGTGAAGGCAATCAGTAAAAAGAAACTCAGCAAAGTCAATAAGTTTAAGGATAAGTTCTTTGCCGGAGCTGCGGCCAATGGTTGTCCGATTGATGCTGCTAAAAAAATATGGTTCAATGTAGAGAATGCGGCAAGCTACCTGTTCAATAAGAGCCACGCCACCAGCTATGGCTTGACGGCTTATGTCGGTGCTTGGTTAAAAACTTATTATCCCACAGCCTTTTATACTGTTGTGCTTCGTGACCAGGACGAGGACAAAATGGCTGTGCTGATGAATGAGATTGAAACGGTCGGTGGCACCAAATTGGAAAAGCCGGACATTAATATCTCAGGTGAGGATTTTGTCGCTGATTTCAAAAATAACATCATCTACTGGTCGTTGTGCCGTATTAAGCAGCTCGGCCCTAAAGCTGTCAAGTATATCGTACAGGAGCGAGACCTTTATGGCGAGTTTTACGATATGGAGGACTTCATCAAGCGAATCTTTAAGAGTAAGTTCAAGAGCTTTGATGATGAAGGGGCGGAAGAAACTAAAGAGCGTTGCCCCGTCACAGCCCGTTGTGTAAGAAACCTCATATTTGCAGGTGCTTTCGATCAATGTGAGCATGTTGGCTCTGTGTTGGAACGGTATGGGCTATTGGAAAAGGCTGCGGAGCTTCTTGGCTTCAAACTGACAGATAAAGAGGTGCCGGAAGATATGCGAGATAAGCATTATTTCTGGAGCCGTCAGCAGATTACAGTTTCCGGGCATGGCTCCATTGACTATCAGCGCATATATGAAAATATTGAAAAGCCTAAGTCGATGTCGGCTTATAAGTTCATCGAATTTAGAAGCCTCAACAGTATCTTCTATGATGTCAAGCGCGGTGTTATATGCGCCGCAGTCTGCAATGTGATGGATAAATCATATAAGGACAAGCGAACCGGGGAGACCAAGCATTTTGGCAAAATAGAGCTTCAGCAGAACACAGAAACCAATATTCTCACAATTTGGGATGACTGGGTGACATTGAAGCACCAGTTGAAAAATGCAGCCGGACATATAATTGTGGCCGTGGTATCAGTGAAATGGAGTGATTATGATGAAAAAAATACACTCCAGATTGGTAAAAATACTTTTCTACAACTAATCTGATATGTCTTTTTTGATTGACATAAAGGAAGAGCTTGACGAACAGGTTCAAGAACAACTCCGAAAATTTCGGAGGGGCAGTGCTGCTACGGATTATCGGGGCTGGTATCGTGTACAACAGGCGATGGCCCGCGCCAGAGACCTTACCATTTACCATGACAATATCCAGAATTACATCATGCCGAATCTCTTTGATGAGAATGGCGATGCAGTTGCATGGTATCATTGGCGTGACCCCCAGCAAGTTCAGGTCAATATGGTGAAACGTAATCTTAAAGAGTCTTCCAAGCCCAACAGACAACGCGGAAGAGTAACCCCAACCAGGTTGCGTATGCTGATGAAAGAAATTCTTCAAGCTCGAATATATGAATACTTAAACCCAACACAGGATATGGAAAAACTGAAAATCATGTGTATAATCGGAGGCTCCGGGTGTGGCAAAACCCTCGCTTCCCTGCATCTGAAGTATCATAAGGATGCCAACGTGATATGCTCATTCACCACCAGACCGCCTCGACCCACAGAAGTGGAAGGCAGAGACCACCACTTCATAGACATTGTGCCGGACAGAACGGAACTGATTGCTTATGCCCATTTTGGTGGAGCGTATTATTACGCAACCAAATGGCAGGTTTTCGGGCCTTGCACTGTCTATGTCATTGACGAGAAAGGACTGGACAATCTGAGAAGGGATTTCGGTGATGTCTATGATATTCATACTGTCCTAATCAAACGAGACAAGCATCTCCGCAGGAAAATGGGGGTTGATGAGACCCGTATTCGTCGTGATGAACGTCGCAATCTGATTGATGAGGATTACGACTATGTGATCAACAATAACGGCAAAAAAGCAGAGTTGTTTGCCGAGATTGAACGCATCTATGAAGAAATAAAGAACAAGTGATATGGCTGCTCCAGTAGAAAAAGGCAATGTCATAACGGCGATAGTATATGACTTTGAGACCGGCGGGTTGGATTGTACCAGATGTGCCGCCACTCAGATTTCGCTTCACGCTGTCCGTCTTGACACGTTTGAGGTGATGGAAAAGTATTCGGCATACATCTACCCCTACAACAAACAGCCCAATATCGGAAAACCTAAGAAAAAAGTCCTCAAAAACAAATATGAGGATGACAATGCTGAGTTGATGGACTATGAGGCAAAAGCGATGGAATACACCCAGATAACTATGGATATGCTGTATTCTATGGGAAAACCTTTGGAAGATGTCTGCCGTGAAATTTGTGATTTTATCAAAAGGAATACTCTTCCTGTGGTTGCATCAAACAAACCCTTTATGGTCGGGCAGAATCCGGGGTTTGATAATGGCTTTATGCAGCAGATAATGCTGTATACAGGCTTGTACCCCGAATTTTGCAAACTGGTGAGGGGGCATAAAGATTTTTGGGGTAATTTCCAGCCCATAAATCTTGATACAATCATTCTCTCGCAGTTGACCTTCGACAACGATAAGAGTGTGACAACTTGGAAACTCGAAGCGATGGCTGAACGTCTTGGAATTGACCTTGACGATGCTCATGATGCTGATGCTGATGTGACGGCCACAAGAGAGATTGTACGAGTCCTTACCCAAAGGATGAGAGAACAAGGTGATGGCGGCAATGCCGTTGGAAGCCTTGCGCTGGAAAAGAAAGAGAAACTAAGAGATCATTTCAAGATATGAAGCATCAATTCAAGTTTGACAAGAGAACCGGCACGATGATGCCGGCTCAAGACGATGCCCCTGCTCCAAATAACGGCGTTCCGGTAAACGAGATTGAAGAGGGGAAACCGAATCAATCTGCCGGTGCCCCGGTGTTCAAGGAGCAGAAACGTATCGTCACAAAAAACAACAGTGTTAACGTCGGTCAGAATCAAGTTGTGAAGATGCAGCGTACCGACAAGCCCACTCCGGTTCAACTGGTGAACGAGGATGGTTTGCCTGAGGCATATCTCGATTCAATCACCACAGGAATCCTGATGTTCCGTGAGCGTCAGGATTATGACATTTGTCAGATTACTGATGAAAAGACTGGAAAGGTTCTGGCATATATAGGAGGCTATGGCCTTGCGTTTAATTTCAATATGTCGGAATTAAGGAGCATGGAACGGATTGAGCAATGTCTACAGGGACTTATGAAACTGTTCCGGCACAAAATTATGACACAGTATCTGGGAGAAGGCAGTCCTGAAAAATAAAGGTGGCGGTATTGTAGAGAGAGGTTGCTATTATTTATAAAGAAGACTCTAATAGAGAATCGGAATGAATAATAGCAACCTCACTAATTTAGAAGAGAAGTTCTGCTTGGTTTATGCCTGCGGCCCTTCTCCATATAACGGAAACGCAAAGAAAACGTATGACCTTGTGTTCAAAGGTCAGACGGGGCAGCTATATGATCCTGATGAGAAGGCACGACGTAAGAAGATTGAAGATGAAGTGGATACTGCAATCTTGGTTCGTGAATTGATGCTTCGTGATGATATTCGAGACCGCATCGACCAGATTCAGAGCGAAAGCGTAGTTAATGCGGCTTCTCTTAGACCCCGACTTACAGAGACCCTTTTAAAAATTGCCGATGAATGTTCGACACTGATGGTTGAGGACAGGTTTGGCAATCCGTTATCCCCTGCGGCCCTTCGATCCGTCGCTGTAAATGCAATCACAAAATTGACTGATATGTATGGCATCAAGGAAGACATAGCCCATAAGGTTATGCTTGAAGGTGCTGATGGCGATGGCATCACCTTTAATCTGGTTATGCCACAGTCAAGTAAGGAAAATGAGTTGGGAGACATCATTGAATAACTTTTATATAGTACATCATGGATAATAAAACCAACTCATTTATCGGAGACTTTGTTGTCAACAATTTCAAGTCTCTTATGGCTTTCATCATATTTGTCTGCGGACTGTACATCCAGTATCAGGCCAGCATGATGAAAATCGAGCAACTGGAGAGAGAAGTCGCAACCGTCAAGTCACAGGTAGATGCCCAGTACATCAAACTTGACAACATGAAACTTGACAAAGCTGTATTCGAGGCCACCATGAAGCAGTTTGTTGATATGTCAACAGACATACGACAAATCCGGGACCGTCTTGAAGACATGATGGGAGACCATAGCGGACCCATAGGCAATTCAAAGGAATAAGATGCTGAAAGTCGGAGACGAAATAACCATCAGATACTCAAAGAAACTCGCTCAGGACGGAAACAATCTTCTTACAAACCGTACAGGGATTGTTTCCGCTTTGAGGATTTCTAATGGCAATCTTGTCGGTGTGTATGCTGATGTTAAGGTTATGAGACGTATGCGCAATTACTATATCCCGCTTGCGTCAATTGAAGGCCCGGAAGACATTAACAGAATCAGAACATTAAGCATACTGAAATCTACAATATTATGAATACAATCAAAAAAGGTGACAGAGGAAAGGCCGTCAAAACGCTACAGAAAATTCTCAATCTCAATGTGGACGGAATATTCGGCCCTTTGACAGAAGAGAGTGTGAAGGAGTTCCAGAAGGCCAATAAACTGACTGTGGATGGCGTGGTAGGTATCAATACTTGGAATAGACTGCTGTCATCATGCAACGGCTCTATTTCAAGGAATCCTCGCCAAATTAAGGAGCTGATTGTACACTGTTCCGCTACACCTGATGGTGAAGATTATACTGTAGAGCAGATTCGGCAGTGGCACATTTCTCCGAAACCTGAGGGTAGAGGCTGGAGTGACATCGGCTACCACTATGTCATTTATCGTGATGGTAGTATACATATAGGTAGGCCGGAATCCATCTCGGGCGCCCATACAACTGGCCATAACTCTCATTCCATTGGGATTTGCTATGTTGGCGGCTGTCCTACAAGGAATGTAAAGGGTTGGAAGTACAAGTCCAAGGACACCCGGACACCTCAGCAGAAAATGGCTTTGGTCAAGCTGCTGCGTGAATTGAAAAAGAAATACCCCGGCGCAAGGATATATGGGCATAGGGACTTTGCCAATAAGCCCTGCCCGTCCTTCGATGCAAGAAGGGAATATATGAGTTTATAACACTTTATAGGGATATGAAATCAATATTGAAGAAGGTGTGGCCGTATATTGTGATTGCTCTGTTATGTATTTCCCTGTGGGAGAGTAATAACCGGGCAATCCAATATCACCGGCTGTCAAACACATTTGAGAACACCATATCCGATTTGAATCAGGAAATCAAGCACACGCAGATTCGATTGAATGATTCAATAGCCTTGTATCAGGCGGAAGTAAAGAATCTCAGCTATTCAAAAAATAATCTGAAGTCTAAGTATGACCAGCTGCTTAAAGCATCAAAATTAAAGCCAAAGGATGTTGGCTCTGTTACTGAGATTGTAACTGTGGTTCACCAGATTGATACAGTTATAGCTGAAGCTGATACGTTTGGGGGAATTACAGCCCGGCTTCAGGATCCATTTGTCCGCATTGATGTGGAGGTAAAGCCTGATTTGAAAACGCTGATAGACTATGAGGTCAGGGACAGCCTTACCGTGATAACAGTCCAGAAAAAGCACTCATGGCTGTTTGGCCTTATCAAGTGGAAAGAGCATAAAAGCACGAGGGTTATCAATCATAACCCCAAAGCAAACATAGTCAATTTAAAAACCATTGATGTGCTGGAGTAATGAAAGACAAAAAGCAGAAACCGATCACTCCCAAGATGTTACAAGGTCTTGGAGAAAAATCTACCGATAAAATCAAGAAGATACAATATAAGGTAAAATAACTTTTGTTCATAGGCATTCAAGTAATTTTGTATTATGTGGCCGCTTCGTTGTGAAATGAGGCGGCGCTTTTGTTTCACTTTTTGATGTACTTGATTTTGCCATCAACTATTAATAAGAAACCCTTTTGATAAAATGGCAAGATTAGAAAGACCAAGAGGGCTTACAATTAACTTTAAGCCCTCGGAGCGTCAATATGAGTTATGGAATGCTCTTCAACCAAATCACTGCGACAAGTGTGGTGGTAAACTGGTTATGAAACCAAATGGCTATGATAAGAATGGTCATCAAATTTATCAAGCCACTTGTGAATCGTGTGGCAATACTGATATCCCAGAACAGGTACTTGGAGGCGGAAGTGCTGGTGGCGGTAAAATGTTGTTGCTTAATGAGTTGATATGCACACCTTTTGGCTTTAGGCCATTAAATGAACTGTCAAAGGGATCAATCATAACCAATCCAAAGACAGGTGGCATGCAAAAAATAATCAAAATGCACCCTATTGAAACTCATGAGTTTTACCGTGTACATTTTGTTGATAGGACTTATGTAGATTGCTCTGAAGGGCATCTGTGGGTATGTCATAAGTCAAGAAAAAAACTGAAACGCGCTAAATTCAATGATATTTCAACTGATAAGGTATGGGAAACCAAAGATATGTATGAATGGTATCGGCGCAAAGAGAAAGGCCAATATAAGGGTATGCACCTCATTATTCCCCTTACTGAACCAGTGCGGTTTACTGTTGGCTGTCATAAACCAGAAATTGATCCTTACATCCTTGGAGCACTTATAGGTGATGGGTGTATGACAGATTCATTTATCTGTCGTGGTGCTGTCGAGTTTATTAACGAAGATATGGAGATAGTTAAACGGTTTGAAGATGCTGGTTATTCTATGGATAACTATCGCCTTAAATCTAACGACTCTAATGTTAAACATTTTTATATCAAAAGTCAACAGTTAGTTGATAGCCTAAAAAAATATGGCATAGCAGGAAATAACTCAGCGTCTCATTTTATCCCCAGAGATTACAAGCTGGCATCTGTTGATGACCGAATAAAGTTAATGCAAGGATTGATCGACACTGATGGTTATGTGGATAATCGAGGGCATATAACATATACAACCATAAGTGCAACTCTTGCCGAAGATGTTGCGTTTATAGTTCGTTCTTTGGGTGGCGTAGCCACAATTACTCGCCATAAAGCGAGCTATAAGCATCCTCGAACTGGGGAATATATCCAATGTCAAGATGCCTATGATGTCCAAATTAGGACCAAGATGAACCCGGATCTTTGCGGTATAAGTAGAAAAAAAGAACGGGCCAAATACGATTATAATGGCGGCGCAAGTGAGTTTGGTAAGCGCATTACTGATATAGAATATATTGGCCCAAGGGAAGGTCGATGTATTACTGTTGACGATCCATCTGGATTATATGTGACGAAAGATTTCACAGTTACCCATAACTCCTACATCGGCTGTTGTTGGCTAACACTCAGTTGTATGCAATTTGAAGGCATCCGTATGGTGGTGGCTCGTAAGGTGCGTAAAACACTTTTGGAAACCACTTGGAATACCCTGAAAGATGTGTTACGCTCTTGGGGGTTGAAACAAGATGTCCATTACCACATCAATAACCTTGCCTATACAATCACTTTCTGGAATGGCTCTGAGATAATTGCAATGGACTTGACACCCAGTCCGGGCGACCCAGATTTCAACTCACTCGGTTCGCTTGAGATAACCGGTGGTTTCATTGATGAGGTATCGGAGGTATCGGAAAAAGCAGTTGAGGTATTGGCTTCCCGTATTCGATATAAAATAGCTGAAACATTTGTTGTTGGTAAACTGTTCATGTCAACCAATCCTTGCCTTACATGGGTGCGCTCCACCTTCGTAATGACTGATGATGGCGACCCGGTGACGCTTCCCAAAGGTTATCGCTATATCCCTTTCAGCCTGTTCGATAACCCTAATGAACAGTTCCGGGCCATCTATTATAACAAGTTGAGCAAGCTCCGTAACAAGGCTGACCGTGACCGCCTCCTTTATGGTAACTGGTTATTTACCACCAGTAACAAGATGGCTGCTTACTGGAATTTTGACGGAGATAAGCATCTTGTCCAGAACCTCAAGGAAAGTCGGTATGACCCGATGAGGCCCCTCATTCTCAGCTTTGACTTTAATGTCAATCCCTATATGAGCTGTCTGCCGATGCAGATTAACTTTGAAGAGAAGGAGATATACATATTTCCTGAGTATGTGGGCTACCCAAAAGATAAGCGCAACAATACTCCGGCTTTTACTCGTTGGATTGCCTCGCAATTGGTGTGTGATGGTCATATCGGAGGCGTATTGATCACTGGAGACCCTGCCGGCCTGGCACGTTCCACCCAGACCGAAGAAGGTGTGAATAACTTCACGATAGCAAACAAGAATCTGACTAATGCTGTATTGAAGCCAAAAATCCAGTTGCTCAACAAACAGCCGGCAATGATTACTCGACTGGAGTTTATCAATGAGCTGTTGAGTGGCTTTCAGGGCTGGAAAATCCTTATTGATGCACGGTGCCACAGGCTTACGGAAGATTTGGTGTATCAGAAGAAGAATCCTGACGGCACAAAGGAAAAGAAAAAGGTTTTGAATGACAATGGAGACCGTGTAGAGCGATACGGCCACTTCTCAGACTGTCTCGACTATGCTATGATTTACTATCTTAACAAAGAGTATTCAACATATAGAACCGCATCTACAGATATTGTGACAACCATTGATATGGGAGACACAGTTTACGGAGACTTTGACTATTAATAATAAAGCAACAACATACCTAAATGGCATATCTACGATTTCTCACAGATAAGGACTACAACTGCTTGGCCACCGAAGAACACATGCGCCAAATCATTAGGGATATACCCGAGCGCGTACCTCAAGCCGAGCAGAGAGCCGAAATGCAGATGCTTGAATATCTTGACCAATACTATGAGATAGAGAAAATTCTCGCTGTGGGCAAGAATATTCGGGAATATAGTCCATTGGTATCATATCCGGCCCAGGTCTATATCAAGAAGGATGAGGAAATCTTCAAAACCCTAACCAGCATCAATGGCTATAAAAAGCCTTTCAAGAAAAAATATTGGAGGCACGTTGATGACTACATAGACCCAATGCGTATTGAACGGGCTAAGAAATATTCTCAGCTTAGAATGTATAGCAAGGGCGAGGTGGTCATGTTCGGTACGGAATATTGGCAATGCGAAATCCCCCACGGCTATGACGGCGGGGAAGTTCACATTCCCGGTGTTGAGGCTTGGAAAGAGGCTGAGATAATAGTATGGGAGCCTAATCTGGAATGGGGGAAAGATCAGGTATGTTCTTATAACGGGAACTACTATCAATATCATGGTGAAAATAAGGTTGAAGATTCTGAAACATCTGATGATTCAGGTGTTGAGGATAATAATACTGATACTGGCAACACTATTACTCCCGACCAGTCTGATGATTTGGGTGGCGAGGAAGTTGTCTTGACCCCGGAAGAAGACGATTTGTGGGGGTTAATCGGAGAATATTCTGATGAGCTGGAATACGATTATTCGGAAGATGCCCGTGACTATGTGGTGGCTGATGGTTGTGTGTTCTATCCAATCCTCAACCCTAATCCCGACAGACTTGAAGAGGGGATAAACATCACCAGGGACGATCCGCGTAATGCCAATGTAGTGGCTCACATGAGCCGTATTGCCCTTTATCACCTCCATTCAATCATTGCTCCGACAAATATACCGGAAACTCGCCGATGGGCCTATGAGGATTCGATGCAGTGGCTATACAATGCCTCTAAGTTTAAAATCAATCCTCAACTCCCCCGAAAACGGGAGCGTGGCTCATGTGAGGAAAAGGTAGACTGGGCATTGGAGACCTATCAGCGTGATTATAATCCCAACGAGAACGCTTGGCTAATCTAAAACCATAAAATAAAGAGACTATGACTAAAACCTGTAACGACAAAGGAGGCAACGATAAGAAGTTGCACCTGTTTTACTCATTCCTTATCGCGGCGATACTCGGCCCATTGCTGGCACATATCCCGCCCCACAACCCTTGGGTGGCGTCCGGCTGCACCTTTGCCCTGACATTGCTCGTGGGAGTCGGCAAAGAACTTTATGACCGACGTAAAGGTGGCCATATCTGTGTCTGGGACATTGTGGCTGATGCAGTAGGCGCTCTCTGTGGTGCCGGTCTCGCATGGCTTGCCGCTTACTTCCTGTCAGCAGACAATTTCATGCAGTAACATACATATCCAGCATTTCTTACTTGCCAGATGAGGTGGTGGCCCAGTTGAAAACGGGTCGCCACCTCTGTTTTATTGGTCATTTTGGCTTATTATTGGTGTTTTTTGTCCCTTGCTGAAAATTTCTACGCTTAGGATTTAAATTTAGGTGATTTAATCGGTTTAGGATTTAAATTTTCTTACTAAATTTGCAGCACAAATCACTCTGTTTTGTCACAACATGTGCATAAACATTGACAAGATATGAGACCTTGAACTTTGATAATCGACTGAATATTAAGGCATAAACTGTTGGCGGAATCAGAATCCCTGTCTTTCCGCAACCAATTATGTTAAACCCTCTGTAAATCAGACATTTACAGAGGGTTTAATTTTACTCCCATACAAAATTCCATACAATTTGTAAGAGGAATCCTCTCGTTGTATTTTGAATCCTTTAGACAGAACTGTATTTAGTAAGAGGGGGATGGTTGCGAGCATCTACAAACTTCTCGTTATCTTAACCCGAGATTTGTGATATAACGTCTGTGCATACTAATTATCAGGTTTCAGAGGATTTCCTGTCGTCAAACATCGCTCCGCACTCTTATTAGGCGAAAAACGGGTCAAGCCGAAATGCCGGTGCATATGTTAAATCAAGTCTGAGATAGTGTTAAATTTTTAGGCGTATAGTTTGACGAGCCTAAATATGAAGAAGTCACGGTCTCGAACGCCTCTCATTTGTGAACGGAAGATCT